CCGTGCCGATGTCGGCCCGCAGTTTCCGGGTCAGGGCAAGGGTGGAGCGGGTGACGGCCATCGCCTACCCGTCCTCGTCCTCGTCCTCCTCATCGGAGGGCGGCGGGTCTTCCTCAGGCTCTTCGTCTTCGTCGGGGTCTTCCATGGGGCCCGGTCCTGCCCCGGTCGGATCATCGCCGCGGCGGGCCAGAGCCGCAGCTTCAGCGCCAGGGCCGAGCGGTGGACCCTTGGGCCACTGGAATTCGCCGGTGTCGTCGTCGACCATCGCCTCGACGAGTTCGTCGACGTCCCGGACACCGAGCGCGGTGAGTACGAGGCGCAGCACCAGTTCGGGCGGCATCGTCCCGGTGCTGTCGGCGTCGACGATGGCCTTGATGATCGTGGCGATGTCGGCGCCGGTGAGGTCAGGCCATTCGATGTCGACCTTCGTGGACGTGTCGCCGTCGAGGGTGACGACGTCCTGATCGGAGTACGGGTCACGGGTGATCGTGCCTCTCAGCGGGCCCTGCGGCGCCCGGACAGCAGCAGTGATGACGTGCGAAAGGATCCGCTGCAGGGTCGAGGTCCACAGGTCCCGGCGCTGGCCGAGGACGAGTTCGGTCGGCCGGTCGAGGGTCTCGGCGGTGGCCCGGTTCCCGGTGGTGCCGGGGTCGGCCAGGAGCATCGTGACGGGCATGTCGTAGGCGGCGCCGACCATCGCGGCCAGCGGGCGGCCCGACTCGGAGTCGAGCGTCGCACCGGTCTTGGGGATGGCCTCCATGACCGCGTCCATCGGGGTGACGGCGGTGCCGCCGACGTCGAGGCCGCGGCCGGTGACCGGGTCACGCGGGGCCGCGGCGGCGAGGGCCTGGCGGGCCTGTGAGCGTGCACTGCCCTTGGAGGTAAGGCGCCACGCGAACCGGGCAAGGCTCTTCATGAGCGTCGCCCAGTCCTCGAGGAACGTCTTGTAGCTGCGGGCCCAGTCGACGCCGGCGTAGGCGTCGGGGACGCCGCGGTGCCAGTGCAGGGGCCGGTTGACGGTGGTGTGTACGACGGGGGCGTCCCAGCGGACGGGCATGTTCGCGTACGTCTTGAATCTGCCCGGCGGCTTGTAGTCGATGCACGGGTACAGCTCTTCACGGAGGTCGTTGCGCTGCGACCCGTCGCCCTGGTAGGACATCTGGACCCAGCGGCGGCGGTAGAACCACGGCTCCGAGTTGTCCTCGGGGTTGCAGATGACCTCGATGATCTCGTCGCACGGGAGCGTGCGGACTTGCACGCGGCCGGTGCGGGGGCTGGTGAACAGGGCGTGGAACAGTTCCCCGTCAGTGAACAGAGCGTGCTCGTTCTGGTTGCGGGCCTCAGCGCCGGTGAGGGTCCGCTTGTTGCCGGGGTCGTCGAGGAACGCCGCGACGACCGCTTGGACGTCCTGCTCGCCCTTGCCGTCCTTGCCGTTGGCGCGGGCGGTGATCTCCACACCCTGGCCGTGCACGTACGCGGACCGCAGCGACGCCGCGCGTTTCAGCAGCGGGTTCTTGAGCGTGTACAGGCGGCAGATCGCCCGCAACTGGACCATGCCCTCAGCGGAGAACTCCTGCTGCGCGTACGCCACGAACTGCTGCCAGCCCGGGTCGAGTAGCTGCCGCTCCAGATCGGACACGGACTCGCGCAGCAACTCGGCGTTGGACCGCTCGATCGAAAGTTCTTCCTGTACGGGGGCGACGATGCGGCTGCGCACCGATTCGATGGCGTTGCGGACCGGAGCGGGAAGGCGCACGCTGGCCCCCTCCCTGCTAGTAGAGGCTGATGACCTGGCTGGCTTCGTCGTCCTCGAAGATCTCGTCGTCGAGGAGCAGCGGGTTGATGAGCAGCCGGTTCAGGGCCTGCGACATGGCGTCGACCCGGTCGTCGTGCGGCGACGTCGGGAACGACGTTGCCTCCTGGACGAGCCCCTCAACCCATGGCGCGAGACTCTTGTGCGGCAGGTGCACGTTCCCCGCCTGCACCAGCGGCGAGACCGCGGCGGCGCGTGCGACTTTCGACCCGTCGGGTTCGATCGGGATCAGACCGGGGACGGTCCGGCGAAGCTGGTTGATGACCGCGGGCCCGTTGGCCTTGTCCTCGATGAGCTTCGCGACTGCCTGCGGCCAGCGCCGGGAGAGATCCACGATTGCCTCGCAGGTGGTCACGAAGTCCATGCGGTCGTGGACCTGGTCGAGCAGGTACGCGTCGATGCCGCGGCGGCCCCACACTTGGCCGGCGACGAAGTCGGAGCCGTCGGAGTCTTTGAACGCGAGGTCCCACGATTGGATGATCTCGTCGAACCCGAGTGCGGTGCGGGTGTCGTTGTCGTGCTCGATCCACTGGGCCTGTTCGTAGAACGACCACCACGAGCGCTTGAACACGGAGCCCGTCGGCGGGGCCGGTTCCCCCTGATAGAGGGCTTCCCACGTGCGGTCCTGGACGTCAGCCTTGATGTCGTCCCAGTCGCAGCACGCCCACGTGGGGTGGCGTTTGCACGTCCCGGCCGCCCGCGGGCGCTGGCGTCCTCGGGTCGACTCGAGGTACTCACCGGGGACGCGGCCGAGCGGATCCGACTGACCTTTCTCGGGCCGGTGGTTCGCCTGAGCGGGGATGTTCAGGACCGTCCACTCGCCGGGGTTGTCGGCGATCAGACGGCCGGTGAGGTCGTCTTCATGCCAGCGCGTCTGGATCACCACGACCGGGGCGGTGGGGGAGAGACGGGTACGGGCGGTGTCGGTCCACCAGTCCCAGACGGTGTTCCGCTGGTTCTCGGAGTCGGCGTCCTTGCGGTTCTTATGTGGATCGTCGATGACCATCAGGTCTGACGGACGCCCAGTGAGCGCGCCGCCGATGCCGCACGCATAGCACCCGCCGAGGTGGCCTTCAAGCTGCCACTCGTGAGCCGCTGAAGTGTCGTAGCGGACTTCGAACCCGAGCGCATCGGAGTGTGTGGCGATGTCGTTGCGGATGTCGCGCCCCCATCGACGCGCGACACCCAGTTCGTAGGAGGCGATGACGATGCGCAGGTCGGGGTTGCGGGTGAGCAGCCACAGCGGGAACCGCCGAGACACCCGCTGGCTTTTCCCCTCTTGGGGTGGGAGGGAGATCGCGAGGCGCTTCAGGCGGCCCTCGGCGACTTCCACGAGGGCGGCGTCGATGAGGTCGAGCGCGGGAGTCTGGACGGTGAGCGGGTCAAAGTCGCGGGCCATATCGCCGGGCGTCGCCCATGTGGACTCGCGGGGCTCGAAGTGGCGGGCGGCGGCTTCCCAAGGGTTGAGGGTATCCATCACCCTCTCCTGGCCGAGTAGGTCTAGTTCGCGCTCATGGAGACGTCACGGAGCCGGTCAGCGACGACCCGAGGGGCTCGCGCTGCCTGCTCTGGGGTGAGGTCGAGGTCGCCGAGGACCGCTTTGATGACGCCGGCGAGGAGCGCACCCTGCTGCTCGGCGAGCTTCACACGGCGTTCCTCGATGCCAGCGCTGATCGCGGCCTTGGAAACGGCAACGAGGTGGTCGCGTTCCTTCTGCCAGAGCTGCACCCACACGTTGACGGCGGCGGCGTGCGTGATGTCGGTACCGGTGAACTCGCCGGAGCCCTTGTCGGTCTCCTCGGTCTTGCCCCAGGTGATCCCGGTGGGGTCGAGGTCGCGGATCTGCGAGTGCAGCCAGTCGATGGCGCCAGCGGTCCGGTAGAGCTCTTCGAGAAGGGCGTCCTTCGCGTCGATCTCGCGGGGGAGACCGAAGTTCGCGACGGCTTTCGCTGCTCGGGCTTCGACCATGCGCCTTTCGGCGGCGGCCTTTGCGTGGGGTGCACGACCCCCGTGGGTGCCGCACACTTCCTGGCCGATCATGGGCCGCTTCTTGCACTGCTCGCCGTTGTTGCGTTTCGAGCGGGCTTTGCACCGGCGGGGCTCGGGAGGTGTCTCCGGGGGAACCATGTAGACACCCCCCGAGCGATTGATGATGGTCTGTCCCGTCCGGGTCACCCTGGAATCGCTAGGGCACCAGGGAGTTTGCGTCGACAATTAGCCTGCGAGTATGGACTTCATCAAGGGGAACTACGAATGGATGGCCGCGGTTGCGGCACTCGTGGTCGCGATATGGGCCGCAGTCTCGGCGCATGGCAGCAAGGTTGAGGCGCGGAAGGCACGCGAGGTGGCAGAGCGCGCGGCTGGTGCGACGGAACGGTCAGCTCGAGCTGATGAGCAGATGGCCGCTCTCGCGCAGGCGGAGCAGGCCGCGGCGGACGAGGCGTTGGCGAGGCGTCCGTGGGAGATGGAACGCCTGAGCGAGCATCGGGTCAGATTCACCAACAGGGGACCGAAGGCCTACGACGTTGTCATCGGGATCGACGCCCAGTACCTGGAAGTCGAGGGAGAGCACGTGGAGCATTCGAACGTGGAAACGGGAGAGTCCCGCACCGTGACGTTCATGCTCGCCGGTGACAACACTGGGGCGGTCAGGCTGGACTGGTCAACTTCTGAAGGACCGGATGCCGTGCGACTCGAGCAGCGGGAAACCCTGTAGACCGTCCGGGAGACTTCGGGTTGCGACGGGTGGCGCGTTCGGCATCGAGGAGGTCGGACCAGCGGTACCGTGCGGCGCCGCGCTCGCCGAGGTGGTCGACGGCGGTGAGCTTGCGGCGCTGGCCGTCGAGGTCCTTGTACCCGCGGTGAGCCCACTTGCGGACCATGTCTCCGGTGATCCGGTACGGGGTGCGCTCGGTGAGGTAGGCGGCGGCGTCTGGTCCGGAGACGAGGGCGTCGGAGTCGACCATGAGGTGGTCCCGTCCGGGGGTGGATATGCGAAGGGCCCCACCGGTGAGGGTGGGGCCCTAAGGAGTATCTGGGCATAGTTGTACTAGCTGCGGTCAGTGTGACACATCAGGTTCGGGAGCGTCAACCAGGACCGTGATCAGGCCTCAGATTGTGACGCATCGGTGTTGAGGAACTGCTTTCGTTCTACCTTCGGCAGCGCTTCCTGGAGAGCCGCGCGGCGGTTCTTCCATCGTCTCCATGGTCGCTGCAGGTCCAGGTACCGCTCGTACACGATCGCCCGGTTGGCGGCGTGCTCGGTGGCGTTGGCGGATTGGTCCATGGTGGTAAGAGCCTGGTTGAAGCGCACGAATACGGCTCTGTCGGTGGGCGTGAGGTCGTATCGGACCTTGGTGAGAAGATCCGAGAAGGGCCTGGCCTTGTGCCGCTCATGGGCTGTGCTCGTGCTGTTGAACGCCCTCGTCGGGCTCTTGGCGAGTTTGCGCATTGCGTCGTGGGCGAGCTCCTGGAGCCGGAGCCGGTTGTGTCGGTGCTCAAGGGCCAGGGCCTCGCGCGACTTCGTAAGCGGTGAGAACGCGATACCAGCGAGGAACACCAAGACGGCGCCGGCCGACCCGACGAAGTAGACCCAGGGTTCGGGTCCTGTTGAAGTGGTTTCGGTTATGAGGATCATGCGCGAGACCTCCTACGGGCGCGGGTGTTCGAGGAGCGTGACACGCGGGGCGAAGGCAGACGGGGACGTGAGGGTGTGCGCCTTCAGCGTGGTGAACGCGTGCTCGTACGCCGCGCGCTGGTCTTCGGTAAGTTCGTTGAGCTGGTACCGGTCGGGTTCGCCGGCGCCGGTGTCGACTTCGATCCAGGCGTGGTTGCGGACGCTGATGCGCGCATCGGCCTGGGGGACGTCGGGGCCGTAGCCGAGGGCGTCGAGCAGGGCCCGGCGCGCCTGGTGCAGTTCGGCGGTCATCGTCTCGTACAGGGTCTCACTGGTCACGAGGTGTTCCTTCCGCTAGTTCCTTGATTCGCCGCTGCTGGTACCAATCCGAGAGTTGCTGAGCGCTGTCGTCAAGGAGCTGACGCCACTCCTTGTCGCGTCCGCGCCGGGCCGCGGATTCCTCGCAAGCCATCGAGCAGTGCTCACCGCCAGCGCGGTCGGCAGGGATCGGTGTCCCGCAGGCGCACACGAGGCGGCTCATGTCGTGCTCCAGCTCTGGTCGTAGTCGGGGTGATCGGAGTAGACGGCGGCGAGGTGCCTGAGCGTTAGGCAGGGTGCTTCGATTGAGAGAACTTGCCGGTGGGCCCAGCAGTTCATGCAGTAACCGAGTTCGCCGATCGGGTGTTGGTCGATGATGGCTTCTTTGGCGTGGGCCTCGCGGAGAGCGCGGTCTTGATTTCGGACGTTGGCCCTCAGATCGGTGCCCCCGTATCGCACGTCTCCGAGTTCGCCGTTGAGGGCGGCTTCGCGATCTTCGTTGACGCGGGACTTCAGAAACGCGGCGATGGGAGGGTCGGTGATGGGGTGGGAGGTCACGACTGCTCCTTGACGTCTCGGGTGTCGCGCTGCTGAGCCCCGTTGTCGAACGGCGCCCGCTCCAAGGGAGCGATGCTCGCTCCGTACAAGAAGCCGCGGGCCACAAGCGTCTCATCGGGGGTGGCGGCAACGTCATAATGGACTGCCAACCCGCAGGCGCGGCACTGCCACGTCTTGTGTGCCGGGTTGCGGTGCTCGACACGGGTGATGTCGTCCGTGTGCAGGCACGCCTCCTGGATCGGGTTGAGGGGACGGGAGTAGAGCAGCTGCCGGAACTGCTCGATTCGCTCGTCAACTTCGGCCATATGCCGCGTGGCGGCGGCTTCGAAGTCGGGAGCGGCGAGCCCAGCCAGGTAGCTGTTCTCGTCCTGCCACCCGCAGGTGCAGCGTGCCCACCCGAACCCGTCGACGAGGGCCCGCTTCTTCGTTATCCCGTGCTTGGCGCGCATCCCGATGCAGTGGAGGTCGATCCCGTTGACGGGCTCCCAGTCACCTCCGTCGCGCTTGACGAGGGTGGCGTTGTGGAATGCGGGGAAACCCTGCTGCTTCCGGTACGGGATCGCGGGGTCGACGTGAACCGCGAAGTATTGGACGGCTTCGGGGTCGTCGAAATACGGGCTTGTCTTGTCGACCTTGACGGCGTACTCGATGGTCACGGCTGTTCTCCGATCGCGCTGGCGGTGACGCCCTGCTGCCCTTGGTAGTGGGAGCCGAGCCCCGGAGTCCCGTAGGGCGTTTCGGCGGGGGACGTCAACTGGGTCAGGACGAGTTGGCAGATGCGTTCCCTGACAGGCAGGAACAGCGTCTCGTGGCCGACGTTTTTGAGCTCCAACGTGATCTGCCCAGTGAACCCAGGGTCAATGAACCCGGCAGTGGTGTGGACGATCAGACCCTTGCGGGCCCATGATGAGCGGCCATTGATCTGGCCGACGAGGTGCGGCGGGATCGTGATGGTCTCGAACGTGGCGCCGAGCATGAACTGATCGGGCTCAATGGTGATGCCGTCGGCCACGTTGATCTTGAGCTGTTCCATGACGCCGTCGATGTTCTCGACCCACAGGACGAACTGGTCGCCGAGCCGGAGGTCGATGGACGCGGGCTGGACGTGCTCGTCCCGGAACGGCTCCACGATGTCGAAGTTGGCCTGTGCCTTGCGGATGTCACGGTCAGACAGGATCACGGGTCCCCCTACTGTCGAAATTCACGGCGTTTATGTGCGCGCACGGTCACGGCGTCGCTACTTGATTTTGTGTTCGTGCTGTTCACGGCACCAACCGCACTCGAAGAGTCTTCTCGATGACCTCGCGCTGCTCGGCGGTCAGATCCTTCGTCCGGAACACGAACTCCGGGGAGAGCCGCAACCAACCGTCCCCATCCAATTGGATGCCGGGGCTGGCGCGCATGTGCTCGGTCGGGATACCGAACGCCTCGAAGAACTCGACCAGCCTCGTGATCTCGTCCTCCGTGCTCATGGGGTTGCACATGGTTCATCCTCTCACTGGTCAGAGACATTGGCTCCGAGGCGCAACGCCTTCGCGCGCGCTTCGAGCTGCCGGGCGTCCACCGTGGCAGGCACACCCCGCAAGGCTGGGCGCCGGCGAAGCTCCGCCGCAAGCTCCTCCAGCGCGTCGGCCTTGATCGAGTTGGCCACCCTCGCTGTGCCCTCCCAGAACGCGGTCATGGTGTCGGGCGAGAGCTTGGCGACCACGCCTTCCGAGGCAAAGGTGAGGTCGTTCGGGTTGGCGGCGTGCAGGTGTTCGGCGCTCACTGGGTGTCTCCTTCGATGGGTTCGGGCTGGTCAGGGGAATCGATGGGTTCGGCGTGTCGGCGTCTCAGCTTGATATGGCTCGCCTCGTCGACGAGTTTGAGAATGACGCTCTTGCGGTGCTCCTCGGTGCCGCAGGTCAGGCAGAGGGTGGAGTCCACTCCTCCGGTCTCCATGGTGACGATGCGCATTGGGATGCCTTGGAAGTCGACGAGCTGCGGCCAGCCGGTCAGGACCGGGGGCTTCGCCTCCGCGTGGTCGGGGTGAAGTTCGCGGAGGCGATTGACCTCGGCGAGGAGCAGTCTCAGGTGTTGCGATGTCGTCGTCGGCGAGGTCCTGCGCGTGCTGCAGGTCGTCTTCGCTGAGCGGTGGAGTGGTCATGGCGCTCCTCAGTGCTTGGCGAGGGCGGCGTTGAGGCCGACCCAGCGGTGGTATTCGTCGAGGTCCATGCGGACGTTGCACCCGTTGGCGGTGCAGACGATCTCGCCTTTATGGCGGGCGAGGGAGTAGCGGTCGCATTCGCGGCAGACGACGCCTTCGATGGGTTCGGGCCGATTGGTGCCGGGGTCGACGAGGCGGTCAAGGCGGTGGGCGAGCGCGGAGAGGTATCCGACGTGGTCGCCGATCGACTCGGGGAGGGTGTTGCATGCCCAGTCGACGCGTGCCTCGAGCCATGCGGCGAGCTGCTTGACGGTGGCGGGGCGGGGGAGGCGTTCCCACGGGTAGGCGGCTTGCCTGGTGGGGAGCCAGGCGCCGGCGATGTGCCGGAGGACGCGCTGTGCGGGTAGGACGCCTTCCTGGTCGGGTCCGGTGGGGAGCGGGGGGTAGGCGAGGGCGATGGTGGGTCCGGTGTGGATCTGGTCGAGGACGGCGGTGCGGACGCCGAGGGGTGCTTCGATGGTGCCGGAGACGTGTTCGCGGTGTCCGTTGCCGGGGGTGGCGTCGAGGTTGATGAAGGTGTGGGGGATGCGGTTGAGGATGCCGTGGAGTTGGGGTCGGCATTCCTCGCAGGACCAGCGGTAGTCGTAGTAGTTGGGGGCGGGGCGTCCGTCGGTGCCGTCGCGGCCGAGGCCGGGGCAGGTGCGGCAGACGCGTTCGGTGCGGGTGGTGGTGTGCTCCATGGTTTCCTCCTCTAGATGTGCGAGGGGTGGACGCTGGGTCTTGCGAGGGGTGGGGTTGCGAGGTCGTTTAGGGCTTCTTTCGGCGCTGTCGGGCGGCGTGGATGTCGTCGAGGAGTTCGGCGGCCCGGTCGAGGGTCGTGAGGAGTTTCGGGCCCTCTTCGCCGCCGGGCACGGCCTTCGTCCCGGCGGCGGTCTCCTGCTTGCTCGGTGCGGTCACGTCTGGCTCCCTATCGCTGGTGGTTGCGGGGTTGGCGTTGACGGGGCTGTGTGGGTCCG